AGGTCGAAATATTCCTCGCGGCTGATGTCCTCAAGCGGCGTGTCATCGCCGTTGCTGTCGCGGCGGCGCACCGAGAGCACGCGCATCGGCTTGGGCGTCAATACGTAGCTCGGCGTGCCCGCAACCAGCGTGAGGCTGCGTTCGGTGCGCAGGAACAGTCGGTCGCTGGTCGAGAGCTTCGATTTCAGGATCAGGTTGAGGCTCGACCGGCCGTCCTCGTACATCCGCGCCGACGCGGATTCGCCTTCCGAAGCCTTACCGAGCCGGTGAAACGCCTTGTCGATGATCTGGTTGGCATTGAGGCTGAAGTCCGTGCTGCCGCTGACCGCCATGCTACAGGCCCTCCCCGTTCAATCGCCCTTCGCCCATCAGCGCGGACCCGTCCTCGCCAATCATCGGCGTTCCGTCCTCCCATGCGAGATTGACCGCGAGAAACACGTCAGCCGGTTCCGGACGTGGATGCTCCAGCGCCGGTCGCTCCGGTCGAGCCTTCGCGAAGTCCTGCGGGTTGCGCTTGTCGACGAAACGACGGTCGACATATTCGCCGTCCCATTGACGAACGAGATTGCGGTGCGGAACCTTGAACCCGCTTGCCGGGTCAATTGCCTGCGGTTCGGCGCGGCGTCGCATGGCGCACCTAGTAAAGCGCGAGGATGTTAGTCGCCGTCGTTCCCGTCAACAGGACCTTGTGTGCCTGGATCGGAAGCACGCCGACAGGGACCGCCTTAAACATCACCTGGTTGCCGCTCGTCATCTCGACCGCGACATCCCCGGTCACACCGATGTAGAGGCTGCGCGTCGCCGGGATCTGCGTCGTATCGCTCGGCGTCACGGCAACCGCATCGAAAGCGGGCGACAAGTCCCTCGAACGGCCAGACATCTTACAGGGACTCCCATCCGTTGCGCTCGATTGCAGCGGCGAGCTTGGGATCGCTCTGCGCTTCTTCGAGCGGAATCTTGCGCATCACGTCACCGGCTGGCGAAAGCACCTCGTAAAAGGCTCCGCTGATCCGGCCGGTGATGCGCTGCTTCACTTGAGCGCCTTGTGATGATCGAGGCTGAGGCCGTTTTCCTTCAGCACCTTGATGATCGCGTCGATGCGTTCGTCCGAGCTCGGACCCTTCTTCTTCTCGGCCATGTCATCAGCTCCTGAAAGCGAGAACGGTGTAGGTTCCGGCAGTCGGGGTCAGCGCCCCGGCGGTCGGATTGGCAAAGCGGATCGCCAGCGTGTCGGCGGCGGATACGCGCGCGCCGGCAATGCCGGTCGCGTTCGCAATCGCGGGCGGATTGACGATCACCTTGTCGGCGGTCGTGAGGCCGGTGACGGTGAACGTCTGCTCGGCAATCGTCGCGGCTCCGACCGAGGCCGGGGTCAGCGAGGGGGCATAGACCATGCCAAGCGTGAGCGCGGTTCCGGCATCGCCGATCGTCAGATCGACTTTGGCCTTCAGCTTCTTGAAATTCGTGGTGGTAGGCGAAGCGGGCATCGGTCAAACCTTCGTCAAGAGTGTAAGGAAACCGGGCCGCCCCAAGGGGACAAGAAAGCGGCCCGGTCCCCGTCCCGTCATCAGGCGCCGGGGCTCGCAAACAGGGCGCGAGGATCGGTCCAGCCGACGCTGTACCGCTCGTAGCCCTTGTATTTGAGATTGCCGGTGTCGAAGTCGCCGTCCTGCGCGAACTCGGCCGCAACGCGCTGGAACAGCTTCATGCCCTGCGGCGCGTTGGTGCGGATGAAGAACGCATCCGAGTCGGTCAGGTAATGGTTGACCTTGATCCCGTCCGGGAACACGCCCATCGCGCGCAATGCGTTGATGTCGTTGTTCGCGGTTCCGGACTGGCCGGTCGACTTGAGGATGCGCTGAGCCTCGAACGCCGAAGCAGTCGGGATCACCAGCGCGCGCGGCATCAGGCCGATCTTGAGGCCGCGACTGTTGGTCGCGTTCATGATCTGGACGCACATGTCTTCAAGGCTGGCTTCGCTGAGATCGGCCGCAACCGCGAGCGTGTTCGACCAGTTGCCCGCGAGTGACGGGTGATCGATCACGCACAGGGCCTTGCCGTCGCCTCCGGTGTACGAGGTGTTGAACGCGCGGTTATAGACGTTGGCCGCGACATTCTCCTTCGTCTGCCGGAACGAGAAAGCGAGCATCTGCGTGCGCGTGACGCCCTTCTTCTCGTACAGGTTGTCGTCGATCTCCTCGCGAGTGACGGTGAAGCCGAGGCCGTAGGCAACGTGCGTGTAACGCGTCACCGACTGCTGGCTTTCCGTGTCGTAAGGCGTCGGCGCACCCTGCTGCTTGACGCTGGCGAGGCCGAAGCCGGTCATCTCGACCTCTTCCTCGTAGTTCATGTCCGAGGTTTCGACATCGAAGAGGTCCGTGAACTCCTTCGGATGCTCCTCGTAATCGCGGCCCCAAACCGCGTTCAGGCCAGGCCACAGGAGCTTTGGCACATTGCCGGTGTTGATAACGGCCATCGGTTAGACTCCCGCGATCTGGTTGTTGAAGACGTGGCGGTTGATGCGAACCAGGAAGCGGCTCGCCAGCGTGCCCGAGGAAACCGAGCTGCCGATGTCGTTGTCAGGCCGGTCGACCATGCCGACGATCTTCACGTCGAGCGTGTTGGTCGTCGCCTCGGTCGTGTTATCGATGACGGTGCCCGAATAGCCGGTCGCAGTCGATCCAGCGGCAACCGTCAGGTTGACGTTGAGCCCGATGTCGTTGGCGGTGAGCGCGGTGCCCGAATTGGACTGCTGAACTTCGAACAGAAGGTCGGGATCGTCCGCGACGAGCAGTCGGCGCTGGGTCGAAGCCGCGCGATAAGTCAGGCTGTCGCGCGTATCCTGGAGCACGCCGACGACCACGCCAACCATGACATCGCCGGACGCCGCCTGAGCGACATCCGCGAACGGCGAGCCGTTGATGATCTGCGAAGTGCCGACGAGCTTGACAGCATCGCCGATAAAAATGGCCGTGCCGTCACTCGACGGAACGGAATAAATGCGCACCGCGCCCGTGTAAGGCTGGCCGTTGGCCGAGCGAACGGGACGGAGGCCGAATGGAGCGTTGACGTTCGCCATGAGGCACCCTTCTTCACGTCTCGGTCGGGACGCTTAGGGGTGCTTCACAGCGGCCTAGCGCTCGACCTTGATCGAACCGTGGCCGTATTGATTTTCAAGACGGCCGGTGGAGTCCCGACCGGCAGTGATCGCTTCATCGATCAGCCGGTTGGCCGCTTCCTTTTCGGCGACGCCCTCGGCATAAAGCTCGTTAGGGGTTTCCATCAGGTGAGCGTGGAGAGGTTCGCCGTTCGCCTTGGTGCCTACGAGGCGCGAGATGTGCGAACCGGGATCGGCTGTCTGGATGCCCGTTTCCGAAACGAAGTCATACCCTAGTTCGCGCGCCTCCGCAATACGGTTCCCGTCATCGTTGACCCAGCGCCGCGTGACGCCCTCTCGTGTCGGTGCGGACAGCTTCAGCGCATGGCCGCCGACACTTGCGCGGCGGCGGCGTTTCGGAACGCTTGAATCAATAATCGGACCGCCGTCCGGCTTTAGACCCTGCGCTCGGATCGCATCGGTCATCGGTGTGATTGTGGACGGGGAAGCGTTAACCTCCCCGTCCACGCCAGCGGGGGGCTCGCCGGATGCTTGCGGCTCGGTCAGCACTTGCGCGACCGGCTCATTCGGAACGGTTTGCGGCTTGGCGACGCGACGACGGCGACGAACGGTCATTGCTGGTATCCTTCCCAATCGAACGTGCGCGCATAGTAAGCGCGCGACGCGGCCATATCCTTGTCCTTGTCCCCGGTCGCCTTGACGCCGAGAATGCCACGCGCCTGGAACTTCTCGAACTGACGCCGTGCCGTTTCCGGCAATGCATCCCAGCTCTTCGACGAACCGCGTGCCCGGCCGCTGGTCCCGCCTTCGACGGCGGATGCCGGTTTCTGGCGCGCTGGCTTGGCTTTGAGCTGCGGATAGCGCTCCTCGGTCAACCCCTGGATGAAGCCGAAGAACTCGGCCGGAGCCAGATCCTTGGTCTTGTCGATGTGCCGATCTATCATGCGGTCAAAATAGAGCCGCGCGTTGATGTCGAGCTCGGACGCGTTGGCGAGATTGGCGCGGTCGTACCACGGATTCGCCTCGCGGAAGTCGTCGAGCGCTTCCTGCGCTTCCTCCTTGGTCGCCTTGGCAGGGGCGGCGTCCGTGTCGGTGGGCTTCAATTCGCCCAAGTCCTTCATCGCGGCTCGCGCGGCCTGAAGATCGCCGCTTTCGACCGCTTCCTCGATCCGCTGCTCGAGATCGGCCTTGGCGCGGTCGTAGGCACGCTTTTCCGCGCCCTCGAAATGCGCGGTCGCGCGCTTCAGGTCTTTCTTCAGGCTATCGAGATCGCGTTTGAGCCGCGCATTCTGCGCCTTCAGGAGCGGCATCATCTCGTCGGCGCGCTTCATGAAGGTTTCCGCGTCGACCCAGCGCGAGGAATCGCCCTTGAACTCACCCTCGGGAACCCAGCCGTGCTCTCGTGCCTCGGCCTCAAAATCCCGCGCGCCGGTTTCGACGACTTCCGTTTGTTCGCCTTCGCCGGGGATTTCCGTCCCGACCTCAGCCTTCAGTGCTGCGCTTGCCATTCAACCCTCCCCGGTTCCCGCCATTACAGACGGTCGTTCTTGCCCTCGCGCGGGCTCTGGCTTCCGGTTCCGGTGCTGGTGCCGCCAGCCTTGCGGATCGCCGGGAGCACGATGAAACGGATGATCGCGTAACCGACCGCGACGGCGACCAGATATTCGGCGATGGTGAGCACGGTATTCATGGCTTCTCTCCTATCAAAAGTCCGATCACGTCTTCGTCATTAAGCAGGCGGTAATCCTTGCCGTCATCGCCGGTCAGCATGATGCCGCCATATTTGGCGATGACGACACGATCCCCGGCGACGGGGGGGATGAAACTGGCCGAGCGAGCCGCCGCTTCCTCCCACGCGTTCTCGCCGACCGCGATCAGCGTTCCCTTCACGGTCGCAAATTTCTCGCGCTCCTTGTGCTGCTCGGGGAGCAGGATGCCGCCCGCCGACCGTTCCTCCACCGGATCGGGAAGGACGAGTACGCGAAGATCGAGAGGCTGGATTCCGGACGTGTTCATGCTGCTGCCTTGATTTGCGGTTCGATGGCGAGGACGGTGATTTCACCGCCGGTGTGCACGTCTCTAGACGCGGCATAGGCGACGGCCTGGGCCGGGCTGGCACCAGCGAGCATGGCACCCAGCGCAAGGTCGCCGCCGCTTCCGATAGCGTAAGGCACGAGATTTCCGGAGATGGTTTCCAGCTTGTGATCGAGCCAGTCCACCGTGCCATCGGCATTCAAAATGATGGCGCAAACCTCGTCAGATAATTCCGGCTTGTCGCCGCCTTCACTGATCCAGCGAACGAGTTTGATGCACTCCGTTGTCGGGCCGCACGCGCCGACGATGCGCCCATCGGCGAGACGGCTCACCTTCGGGCTAAAGCGAAGCACTTGGCTTCCTCCCGTC